GATATTCCGCTGAGTGAGCCATTCACACTGGCACTCGTAGTGCAAGACCGAATGCTGGAGGTGTATGTTAATTGCCGTCTGGAGGTTAGCAAGTTGCTGAGCGGTATGCCGCGATCTGTTCCCAGGGAAATATATGGATTGGCTGGAACATACCCGCTCAATGCAAATATACAGAATTTGCGTGTATGGAATACTGGGCTAAGTGTTTCAGATATACGGAATATGTGCAAGAAAAAGCCGGTATTTAACAAGGCAAGTAAGTGCTCCCCGTGATTTTTTGCTATAGGAACAAGTAAGGGAATATGGACCAGTTTATTGGATCAAGTGGGACCGTAAATGGGGGTCTCTCAAAACAGCAGATGATTGCACTGACTATTCTAATAGCGATTGCAATTGCAGGATTTATCATTTGGATCATGAATCGCCGACGGGCGAAGAAAGAGATATTGGTTGCGGGTCCTTTCAATTTGGGCAAAGAGGGGCCGAACGTGGATCCCGATCAGAAATGGGTTGCCATAACTGAACCCGATCAGACTGCGGCCCTCACAAGTGATAATATAACGTGCAGCTTTTTTGTGTATGTCGACTCGGAAAGCTTGAATAAAGTTCCAATTTCGTTTTCTGAAAATGATCCACGAATGCAGTATTTGGTAAAGATTGGAACAACGATGGGTATCATTATTAACCCGATAAACCAAACATGTCGCGTGGATATCATGCAGGCCAGACCAACTGATAAAAGGACGGGTAATATTGTACATGAAGACATTGATGCAACAACATCCACTACGGCCTTCGTGCAAAAGACGGTTTCTGCACCGAAAGTACTAGTGGGCAAATGGAATCAAATAACTGTATGTGTAGAGGGTCGAAGTATCGATATATATGTAAATGGTCGATTGGCAAATTCGGCTATAATGGATAATATTCCGTATGCTCGTTTTTCAGGAATGGTTATGAATGCATCTCCGGATTTCGAAGGACAGGCCTGTTTATTCCAGATGTGGCCGTATAAGCGTACAAGTGCCGAGATCCTGGGAAGCTACGAAAAGAATACGGATATTCGAGGAAAGCCGCTTGTTCCTGATCCGAGTTTGACATGGAAAGGTGCATGGAAACATTTAAAACATACTGTTTGTAAGAATACATCTCTATGTGGATTTGACTACGAGGCCACGCCATTGGAATTTGTTGAATATGAATTTCATTAACCATCCGTAGAAGAGAAATGGAGGCGCTTCGTAACAATGCCCGTAATCTAACATCCGGTTTAGGAACCACCGCCTCAAATATAGTATATTTGGCGGTGTTAGTAGTTGCCATAGTGATATTGTATTATATTCTTATGTTCTTCGTTGGAGGTGTTAAGCGAGATGAAGTACTTCTTACCAAGAAAATACCCGTTGCTGGTCAGCGTTCTTCGGATTATACTAAGGATTATGATATGGTAGTGTATGAGAACGGAACAACTCCAGGTACATTCCGCGCTGGTTCTGAATATACAGTTGGGTTCTGGATGTATGTGAATTCCTACAATGGTGGTGGTAATGGTAAATATCAGAGTATTCTGAGTTTGGTAGATCAAGGAAGTCTTAGTACTGCCCTTGCCTACAATGCTTTAGACAGTACTGCAAATGATGCAACCGGTACTAAAAATCAGGCTCTTTTAACATTTGGTCTTTTTCCCAGTGAGAACAAAATGCTTGTAAGAGCAGGGCTTGTTGGTACTACCAGTACCAACCTTACAACTGACCCTGTTTCTGTATTTTTGAAAAAGAAGGCTGCAACAGGAAATGATGAAATTACTAAATTTGGTATTGATAGCGCTACCTATTCATCCAGTGCCACCTTACAGAACATGACTCCTTGCGATGTTATGGATATTGATCTCCAGAGATGGATGTATGTATGCGTTTCTGTTAATGGTCGCATTCTTGATGTATATTTGGATGGAAAGCTCGCTCGTTCTTGTATATTACCAAGCACACAAAAATATAGCTTAACTGGAAATCAGACCATCCATCTTATACCTAGTTCGACTTCATTTAATGGTTATGTGAGTGGTGTGCATTTCTCATCATATGCCGTTGCCCCGGACCAGATTTATGCAAACTACCAGGCTGGACCCTATTCTTCTGCAGGATTCCTGGACTTCCTCCTGGAAAAGTTGAATATTTCCATAACTTACAAGGGTGCCGATGGTGCTAGTAAAACTACCACCCTCAAGGATTGGCTTGTCTAAATACTTGGGTAGCTCCAAGGAGTGATCAATGGATCGCAGATTTTTGAGGATAAACATTTTATGTATCTCCTCAAAATAGAAGAAATGGACACAGTTCGTTTATATGGCCAACAGACTCTTAATTTTTTGAATGGAAATGGGTTTGTTCCGCAGATTGTACTTACTATCATCATCGTCATTGTCATAAGCACACTTATTTCGATGTTTGAAGTTATCGTCACGACCGTACAAGATTATAATAAATTGATGGTTAATCTGTATCCTTACTCATATACTGCAGATACGCAGCAAGTATACATTCAAGATCCGGCAAATGGTGAATTCCAGTATATGTATCCTAGTACCAATGAGTTCAATGGAATCGAATTCTCCTTCTCATTCAATTTATACATTGACCCTAAGACCTATGAGAATACACCTGCTCCGATTGTAAATAAAACACAGTTTCTCAATGTATTTTACAAAGGTGATCAGAATACTATCTGGCCAAATATGTCTCCCGGTGTATTTTTGAACGCAAATGAAAATACTATACGTGTATATGTTTCATCAATAACCGGTGTAAGAGATTCATATGTCGAGATTCCGAATGTTCCTGTTGGCAAATGGTTCCATATGGTGATTGTACAGAAAGGCCAGAATATGGATGTATATATAAATGGTAATGTTGCTGTTCGTAAAACATTTACGACTGTTCCTAAATTTAATTTTGGACCGGTTGTATTGTTTGCAAATAAAACATTTAATGCCTCAAAAACTGACACAACTATGAAGGCTTCATACCAAGGATCAGATGGTAATATGTTCGCTGTTGTTGGAAAGATGCAGGGAATGATCTCGAAACTGAAGTATTATGCCTACGCTGTATCATTCAGCCAAATTGACTCTCTTGCATTGGAAGGACCCAGTAATAAAATTATTACCAAGAGTCTTGATCAGACTCCTCCTTACTTCCATGACAGCTGGTGGGTTACTCGATACAACACTAGCTCTGCAAATTATGGTCTCTAAGAAGCGAGCTTACGGCACCCCTCTGACGCTTACCGGCGATGTTTTTTTATTTTGATTTGTAGGAAGCTTTGGAATATCCTGAACTTCCTACAATTGAAGAATCGTTTATGACCTTGTAGGAAGCTTTGGAATATCCTGAACTTCCTACAAATCAAAATCGAAACCATCGGCCTTCGGCCGATTCATCCGGCAGGGGTACTGAAGGGGCGCTTCCAATTGGCTAAGGCCAATTGGAAGCTTTATCCCCCGCCGGCACTGCCGGCGGGTGAGCAGCATGCCCCTTAAAGGGCGAAACGGAGCCCACCCATACCACTAGAAATCTCCAAAAAGTTATACGATTCCACGAAGAGTGTTATGGTATAAGTGTAATTTCCACCAATCGGTATCGGCTCCACATCGAACTCGAACTGGAACTTATCGATGCGGCTAGTATTCAGAGTTCCACTCGGCTGAACAGGATCCGAACCATTAACTGCAAATGAATAGACGTGCAGCGGCCACATTTCGTATTGCGTGGCGAGCCCCAGATTTTCATAGGGTACCGCATTGCCGCGCAAATACTTGTATGGAACGTACTGGCTGAAAAAGTCGGTGTCCTGTGTTTCAAACAGATTGGTCCCATCGGCGATAAATGTTGCCCCGCGCAGGATATTTCGCTGTGTTCCGCTCACGAGAATACCAGACCGACCGAGTCCAGGGATAGATGGGTATCCCGTAAGGGGGATTGCATACGGACGATCCGACGTGTAAATCCAGTTGCTCAGATTGGTATAGTCATTGCGGAATTGCAGTGCATCAGATCGCCGCGCAAACCAGACGGCGCGTGAGGCGATATTATGTGTGTCAATCTCTTCGCGGTCTTTTCCAACAATACCAGGGAATTCGAATGTCTGCACCTGGCGCACCAGATAGGAGAGCGAGCGCGTCGAAAAGACGAGACGTTCAGCATCTGTTAAAAATACAAAGGTTCCTTCGAGACGCGGATTAAGAGGCCAGCCATCGGACTGCGGAATAGCACCCGAAATGTCCGTCAGGAAATATCGCGGGGCGCCATTGGCATCCGTATATTCCGAGTAGAGATTGTTGAGAGTGGGTGGCAGCTGACCGAGAAGCGCCGGATCCCATACATCATTATACTGATCGGTGGGCAGATAGGGGTGCGAACGATAGCCGTAGCGGACACGAACACCACTGGGATCACGGAGGGTATAGAGGTCGCGAATAGGTCGCAACTGGATCTGGACTTCCGCAAAATGGCTCTGCAGTGCCACGAGCGGCAGGGCATTCTCAATAAAGTCCGAAAACCAGAGACCCAGAGGGATACGCAGACGTCGTGCAGGGATACTCGGTGCATTCGACTGGGTCGTCTGAGTGGTCCAGGCGATAACATTCGGATATGTCTGATTCGTCGGATCCGCATAAATACCGTTGGCAGGGTCGAAAAGTTCCGGGACATCGCCCACCA